TTTAATAATCTGTCACAATCTTCATCAGATAATCCGCTTAGCCAATCCGCTAAACTACTTACCGCGTCAGCAGCCTTATCAATAAATGGTGCTGCACTTTCGCCAAATTTTTGGGCGGCTACCTGCATTTTAACCATTGCTTGCTCGAATGTGAAACCGGATTTGTTTACACCTTCCGACTGCTTTTTAAATGCCTCTTCTGACGCTCCGGCGGCATTACCCATTTTCTCTAATTTTTCTGAAAATGTATCAGCCTGCGCACCTGTCAATGCCAACATTGCAGTAATAGCCTCTTTTGAACTGAATAGTTCTGTTAGCTTTTCCTCGCTACCGCCTGTTGCCTCTGCCAAAATCTTCATTGCACCCGAAAAACCGTTTGCCTTTACCATTGCAAATCCCGATTCATAGCCCAATGAATTCAGTTTTTTCTTTAATGCCTCTGTCGGTGTCATTAATCCGGTATATACTGCGCCTAACTGTGTAGATACTTCCGACGCTGTACCCGTTACACCTGTCAATGTTGCAAATATCGTAAACAATTCGTCCTGTGATACACCCAACGCCTTTGATTGTGGGACTACCTTACCGATACTTGACGCCAGTTCGGGAAACGTTGTCTGTCCTAATTCGACCGTTTTAAATGCCAAATCCGCAACGTGTTCTACTGCCGCGGCTGTCGTATCACCGTAACCCTTTGTGACGGCTGATGTTAGATTGATAGAATCAGTCGTTGTCGCCAATCCGGCTTTTGCGGCTTTTGCGTTTATTCTTACTTTGTCGATTGTGTCGTCAGCGTCGCCGAATGCCGATATTACCTGATATGTACCGTCGGCAATATCATCTGTATATTTTGCGGTTTCTATTGCTACATCTTGTATACCCTTTTTTAATTCCTGCAGACGTTCGTCACCTATGGACAATGTTGCGATATT